ATGAGATCGATGCGCGCCTGCGTCTCGCGGGCATGAAGCCCGTCGCCTAATCAAGTTTTGCAAGATCAAAGCCTTCATCCACGCCGGAAGCGGCCGGGCGTAATCGCCCAGGTGGACGCGGGATCACGGAGAAACCCAGCGCCGGGGGCGCCAGGCTGTCCCGAATTCAAATCCCCCCCACGGGGACCAAAGGAAAAGACCATGAGTCAATCACGACTACGCGAAATCGCGGAGAAGCTCGCCCAGCTCAATGAGCAGGCGCAGACCCACCGCCGTGCGATCGCCGACACTAAGTCGACGACCGATCAAAGGACCGTAGCTAAAGTAGCCTTCAACAAGATCATGGACGAGGTCGACGTTCTCACTGCCGAGCGCGACCAGATCCGCGACGACAACGCACGCGAAGCTCGCGCCCTGCGTCTCGATGCCGAGATGCGTGGTACCAGGCGTCCGCCACAGGATCCGATCGGCGGCGGAGACATCCCCGCCGCAATCGTCGCCTACGATCGCGCCCTGCGCACTCACGGCGTCTCTGTGACCAAGCGCGGATCCGAGCTCATCTTCAAGAACCATGCCCTCGAGCATGTCTCGGCCGACATCCGGCAGACCGTCGAGGATCTCAACTTCCGCTATTTCGAGGCCTTCCGGCGCTACTCGATCGCGTTCCAGATGGGCGACACAAACCGCTGCCCGGTCGAGGATCGCGAGATCATCTTCGGGCAAAACCCGGAATTCCGCGGCTTCCTGCTCGGCTCCAATATGGAGTTCAGCGATCGCGAGAAGCGTGACATGGGCATCGGCTCGCTGTCGCTCGGCGGCTACTTCGTTCCCAAGGGCTTCGTCTACGAAGTGGAAGAGGCCTTGAAGTACTACGGCCCGATGCTGCAGGTTTCCGAGATCATGGACACCGCGACCGGCCAACCGCTGCCCTATCCCACCGACAACGACACCACGGTGTCAGGCGAGATCGTCGGCGAAGGTCAGCAGGTGACCGAGAAAGACGTCGCCATCGGCCAGGTGCTCTTCGGAGCCTATAAGTTCTCCACGAGGATGATCAAGTTGAGCCTGGAATTGCTGCAGGACTCGGCCTTCCCGATGGAGAGCTACCTGAAAAAGAAAATGGCCATTCGTCTCGGCCGCGCCTATAACACCTACTTCACGGTGGGCACGGGCACGAACCAGCCGAACGGAATTGTTACGGCCGTCATCGCCGCTTGCGGCACTCCGACCGCGACTCCGGGGCAGGCCTATGGCGTGCCGCTGATCGCCGCGGGTTCGTCCACCAACACTGGTGGCGCCGAAACCGGTGGCACCAGCATCGGCTCGAAGGACCTCGACAATCTCGAGCACACCGTCGATCCTCTCTATCGCCGTGGCGCCGCGTACATGTTCCACGATCAGACGCTGCGCGTGATCAAAGTGCTGCTCGACAAATACGGCCGTCCGTTGTGGAAGCCGGGCGTGGCCACGGGAGATCCCGACCGGATCAATAACTATCCCTACCACATCAACAACGACATGACGCCGACGCCGGCCGTCGCCACCACGAACCAGAACACGGTTCTCTTCGGCGAGCTGAATAAGTACACCATCCGTCGCGTAAAAGAGCTGGGCATCCTGACCCTGCGCGAGCGCTTCGCCGACTATGGCCAATTGGCCTACATCGGCTTTGCCCGTGCCGACGGCCAGTTGCTTGACGCTGGCACCCACCCGATTTGCTACCTGCAGCAGGCGAGCAGCTAGTCGCAATTTCCGCAGCCTGGCTCTCGTCCCTGCCTTCAGTGGGGACGGGAGCTGGACCGCGCAACCGTTTTCTAATTCACATTCCGAGGAGCTACTCCCATGACACAATTCACCACGCAAACTCCCGGCCCCATGGTCGGACCGAATTCTCCCGACTTTGATACTGTCGTCGGGCAGAGCAGCAATCTGCCTTTCCAGTTCGAAGTTCTTACTGGCACGACTGACGTCATCACCGGTGGCGCGGGCGCCCTTGAATTACCTCCAGGGTTGAGCGCGGCAACCGTGGTGCCGATCTGCGGCACCTCATTCATCGAGACCGCCGGCGTCGATGCCTGCACTCTCGCTACCCCCGTGGCCGGCGCGCCGTCCGCTGGAGGGAACGACGGTCTTGAAATCACCATCATCGACAACAGCGGCCACGCCCATACCGTGACCACGGCGGCCAATAAAATCACGCCGTCTCATCACCTGATCACGTTCGGGGGCACCCAGGGAAGCTTCGTCACTCTGGTGGCCCGCAACGGCTTCTGGATCCCGGTCCAGCAGGCCGGCGTCACGATCAGTTAGCAGCGAGCAGAGAGAGCGGAATCCATCCTGCCGACCGCGCCGAGGGAGAACCTGCCCTCGCGCGCGGCCGGCTTCCCGAGAGCCTGGGTCCCGAGAACTTGGAGAAGCGAAATGTCTGAAAGCATTCCAAAGCTCGTCACCGTCCGGATCCGCGAGAGCGGCCAATGCGCAGAATTTCTGCCTGACGTCGCGCGCGCCATGCTGGCGAGCGGCGTCGCCGAAGAAATCGCACGCAGCGCCAAACCCGAGAGCGCCATGGTAAAGCCGGCCTCAGAGCAAGCGGTCTCGCAGACCGCAGCGCGTGCGCGCGGGCGCCGCTGAGAATTTAGATGGGCTACATCGTCGAAGAATATCCGCCGGCAGTTGAGCCAGTCGTTCTCGCCCAGGCGAAGAACTGGCTGCGCGTTCCGCAGGTCGTCACCAACGATGACTTGCTGATCGCGGGATACGTTCAGGCCGCGCGCGAAGAAGTAGAACGGATCACCGGACGCAGTCTCATCAACAAGGGCTACCGGCAGTCGCTCGACAGCTTTCCCTATTTCACCGACTCGGTCATGTCGCAGATGGCCTACCCGCCAGCGTATTACTCGCTGCCGCGGTACTCGACGACCTTGTGGAACTATTCGCAGATGATCAAACTGCTGCGTTCGCCGCTGCAGTCGATCACTTCTCTCAGTTACACCGACGACCAGAGCGATCTGGTCGATCACATCTACCCCGCGCTTTTCGGCTGGCTTCCGCTCACCGAGTACTCGCTGGCCGAATCGATCGAAGATCCAAACGGCAATCAGCAGCAGGTCTCGACCGTTCAGAACGGGAATGAAAACGGCACTTATCTTTCCGGCGCAACCACGCCTAGCTGGGCTACGACGCCAGGCGCGACGACGACCGACGGCATGCAGTTGATCTGGACCTGCATCGGCCCGGCGCCTGAGGGAAGTTTTATTTACGATGCAGACAGCGCACCGCCGCGAATCTTCCCACTGCCCGGCTCCTTCTGGCCTTCGTGCCTCTACGTTCCAAACGCCGTGCAGGTGCACTTCATCGCCGGCTACGGCCAGATCCCGTGGGGCAATGGCACCCCGACTAACAACACTTGCGAGATCCCGATGGGCTTGATCAAGCTGCTGTTGCAGCTTCTGGCTCACTGGTACCACAACCGCGAACCGGTCGTCGCCGGCACTCCGGGAATCGTCCCCATGCACCTAGTAAGTCAGCTGTGGCACTGGCGCGTGATCGACGTCGCGCAGACCCGCGGCTAAGTTCTGGAATTCAACTTTTTTCGAGGAGACTAATCCATGTTCCGCAAAATCACCGCTGTCGTTTCCATGCTCACGTTCGTCGCCGTGCTGGCCTTTGCCTCGCAGACGCCGCTCACCCCGACGCAGCTCAAGCAAAACAATTATTCCGTAGTGGCCGGCGATCTCACCGTCGCCCCCGTTGCCTGCGATGCGGTCAATGGGAACTCTTTCACCGTCACCGGGCAAGAGATCCTCGTGGTGCAGAACTCGGGCGCCAGCGCCTACACCTTCACGGTGCAGAGCGTTGCCGATCCCTTCGGACGCACCGACAGCAGTCTGACGAATTACAGCGTCGCAGCCAGCGGCATCGCAATGATCGAGATGAAGTATCTGATCGGCTGGCAACAGACGGGACAGGTCGTCTACACCAGCTGCAGCAACGCCTCGCTGAAGTTCGCGATCGTTCGGTGGCAATAGTTGCCCCTACGCCGGCTTAGCCAGGTGCCTCCGCCGGCCGGAGGCTACACGCCGATCGGCGCGATGACCCGGCAGATCACGTTCTACCTTTCGGGGATCCGCAGCGTGGTCGACGGCAGCACGGGACCGCCCGCGGCTTATGGGACGTCCTGGGCGGCATTTCGCGCCCTGCAGGGCCAGGAGCTCGACAAAGCGCAGCAGATTGCGCAAAAGGTCACGCACCTGGTCGTCATCCCGTACCAGCCGGGCATCGTCGAGTCGATGACCTTGCAACTGGAGCAGCGCATGTTCCAGACCATGGGCATCGAGGATCCTGACGAAATGCACATCGAGCTGCGGCTCTACGTCATGGAGATTGGCCAGAACGCTGGCCAGCAAAGCTGATGACGCTGAAAACTTTTTGCGAAGCTCACGGCCTCTGGATCTTCTGCCTGCTGGTGCTGGCGTGCGCGTTCGCCCGGTAATTCACGATGGCGCCGATACTTCCCGCGCTCTATGCGCAGCTCGCCGCACAAACACCGATCCAGCAACTGATCGGACCAGGCGCCTATAACGGAGCGCCGGCGAATGCGGTCAGCGCGTTCTTCTTCGGCGCCGCTTCGAAGCAGCCGCCGGCACGCTTCATCGTCATCAACGTGCTCAACGCGCCGCCGGCCGCGACCACGCTCAGCCAGACGACGGCGCTGATCGATGGCGAGTTTCAGTTCGATAGCTACGCCGAAAGCCAACTGGTCGCTCGCCAGATCTCGGAAACGATCCGCGGGCTGCTGATTGACCTGGTCGGGACGTCTCTGCCGAACGGCGTCACCATCACGTTCACCGAGAACACGGTCGATCGTGATCTCGGATACGAGATCGGCGGAGAAAGCTATGTCTTCCGGTCGCTCCTGCGGCTGCGCGCCTTCTACAACGAAAGCGGAGGCACGCTGCCCCCTGGCCCGAATCTGTACACGGGGTACGGCGCACCAAGCACGCTGCACAACAATGACGATCTCTACTACAACCTCACGAACGGAAATCTCTATGAGCAGCAGAATTACTCCTGGGAGCTCGTCGGCAACATCCCGGTGGGCGGAGGCGACGAGATGACGCCGAGCTCGCTGTTCCACCTGGTTGCCGCTGCCGGCACCAACGCCAATCTGATCAAGAACGCTTCGGGCCTGGTCACCGGCTGGAAAGTTTTGAACGACACCGAGTATCCGATCTACGTGAAGCTCTTCAACCTGGCGACGGCGCCGGTTCCTGGATCGAGCACGCCACAGCAGACGATCGGCGTGCAGGCCGGCGAGAGCGCCGAAGTCTCGATCAATGGCGGCATCACGTACTCCGCTGGGATTGGCCTCGCCATCACCAAGGGGATCGCGGACCTCGACGCGACGGCCGTCGCTGCCGGCGACTGCGTCGTCGATGTTTTCTGGCAATAGTTTTTCGACTCCAAAAGAAAAAGGAACCTTCGATTATGAAACTCGTGAAGCTCTTCGCTCTGCTCTTCGTTTTCTGCTCGCTCGCGCTGGCGCAGCAGCCCGTCAACGTCACCCAGTGGGACGCCACCACGCTTGGGGCGCCCTCCGCCTACGGAACCGCGCCCGGCGCGGTCAACGTTATGGGTGTGAATGCTTACGTCACGAACAACGTCCCGGTCACCGAGTCGGGCACGTGGAACGTGCGCGTCACCGGCAACGCCGGCGGAATCTTCGACACCACTGCGGGCGCCACCGCGGCCGCCGACTCGCTTGAAGTGGGAGCCGTCTATAACAGCTCGGCGCCCACACCCTCTACGGGACAGCAGGAACCGCTGCAGCTCGATTCCGCAGCCAATCTGCTCGTCAACGTGAAGGCCGCGCTGCCCACTGGCAGCAACACCATCGGCAAGGTCGATCTGTTGGGCAACAGCGGCGTCGCGCTGGACGTGGCCGCGGGCGCGACCGCCGCAACGAACTCGGTTCTGACTGGCGGCGTTTACAACTCGGGCGGCGTTTCGCCCTCTACGGGCCAGCAGGAGCCCTTACAGCTCGATTCCGCGGGACGCGTGCTCGTCAATTGCACCGGCTGCTCGGCGGGTTCGACTGTGCAGCTGATTCCGGGAACGAGTGGCGGCGTGACTATGTCGCACTTGCTCGCCGCGGCCAGCACCAACGGCACCGTGCTGAAAGGCTCTTCCGGCCAGCTCTATGGAGCGGCCATCTACAACAACGCGGCCTATCCCGTCTACATGCGGTTCTACAACACCGCGTCCGCGCCCACCGTCGGAACGACCACGATCGTCTATGAAGTTCCGGTGCAGGCCGGCACAGAGCGCGAAGTTCACTCCGATGAAGGCCTGGCATTTTCAAGCGGCATCGCGTACTCGCTCACCAAAGGCATTGCCGATACGGATACGACTGCCACGGCAGCCAACGATGCCAGCATGGACCTGATCTACAAATGAATCGATTTTCCCTCTTCGCTTTTTTCTTCGGCGCGACGCTTGCGTTGGGACAGGCTGCGCCGGCGCCGGCCCAGCCTGCGCCTCCACCGGCCGTCACGGTGAGCGATGCCGCCTATCCGTTTCCGATCGAGGAGCGCAGCAAGATCCGCGATCTGCAATTCGAGCATGACGAGCTGGAGATCGAGAACCAGAAGATGCTGGTGAAGATCGAACAGAACCGACAGCGCCAGGCGGCGCTGATGGATGCGGTGAAGTTCAACGCCTACCAGTTCGCGCAGGCGAAACACATCGACCTCGACGTCTACGACCTCGACGCGAAAGAGATCAAGTTCGTGCGGAAGAAGGGCAAATGATCCGACGATTCGCAGTCTTGCTTCTGCTGGCTTCGGGCGTCCTCGCGTTCGCGCAGCAGCCCGTAAATCCAGGCGTCGTGCAGACCTCGCCGGCAAATGGCTCAGCCTATTCGCAAGGCGCTCAGGCGCAGCCCAACGTCGGCACCGACGGGAATCTGTGGACCAGCATCCAGCCGGCGCTGCGTCCGGCCAGCTACGCCGCCTCGAAGTCATTCGCCGGCAGCTCGACTACAGACAACGCAGCCCTTTACGGAAACTCTTCGAACACGGTTCTCGTGACGCGCGTTCTCGTCTCCTGCGTCCAGACCACTGCCGGAATTATTACGCTCAGCATGATCAAGCGCTCCTCGGCCGATACGGGCGGCACTTCAGCTTTGATGACGAGTGTCCCGGACGATTCGACATTTTCCGCCGCAGTCTCAGTGCCGATTTCCTATACCAGCACAGGGCCAACCGTAGGCACGCCAGTCGGCAACGTCGACACCTATCAACTAGGCTGCATGGCGGCGGCTACGGCTTCTCCGAACGACATTTACATTCTCGACCGGCGTCTGAAGCCGATCGTGCTTCGCGGCACCGCTCAGCAGCTCGCGGTGAATTTTGGCGGGGCGATCACTGGCGGCAATCTTACGGTTACCTTTGAGTGGGAAGAAATCGCGACCATCACGCCATGAGAAAGCTGCTGGCGGTTTTCCTGTTTGTGCTGATCCTGATCGGCTCGCCGTACGGGTGGGCGACGGCCTCCTGGGTTGGCGGAGCCAAGAACGACGCGACCGGCAGCGTCACAACCATCACCGTTACCTATAGTCCGACGGCGGGAAACACCCTTGTGATCTTTCTTGAGACCGCCCCCGTCTCGGGGGGATCGTGCGCCGATAACAACAGCAATGCGCTGACGGTCGGGCCGACCATTTCCGCTACCGAATACCAGAGTTCCTACTATGGCACCGCGATCACGGGTGCGACATCCTATACCTGCACCTGGACGACGAGCACTGAGGCGGGCATCGTGCTCGGAGAATACTCCGGGGTCAGCTCGGTGAACGCCAGCCTTTCCGGAAACACGAACAGCGGAAACAGCGCAACCGCCTCGGTTACGGTCACAACCCAGGACGCGAACGACTGGATCGCTTGCGGGCTGGGGGATACCTCGGACACGTTGACCGGCAGCGTGGGAACCCAGCGCGAGCAGGTGGCGGCATCCACAAAAAAAATTACGCTCGTCGATAACACTTCGAGCTCGGCCGGCAGCCTGACCTGCGCAGCGACTTTGACCTCCACCGGATGGGTGGGGATCGCGCTCGAACTGCGCACCACCTCGGCAGTTTCGGTTTCACAGTTCGACAAACGGCGGAAGCTCACACGCTTGGGCGTTCTCTAAATTTGAAGGAAAAAGACAATGAAGCAATTTTTCATACTGTTCGCGGTGCTGGCCCTTTGCGGCCTAGCCTTCTCGTCGGTTGCCACTCCCGTCACGATCTCATCGGTGACCTGCACGTCGGGCGTTTGCACGGTGACCACCGCAACCGCTCACAGCATCGCTGCCAATAATCCCGGTTTTTGCATCGTCGGCTCCACTCAAACAGCGGACAACATCTGTGGCGCGGCGGCTTCGGTCCCGCTTTCAACGACGTACACCGTGAACTCGGCCACGATGACGGCTTGTGCTTCGAGTTGCGGAAGTTCGCAGCCCGGACCGCTTTTCATCCTCCGCACCTCGCAGGGTGGATTCGGATTGCAGACGATCTTAGGCTGCATGTGGACCTTCACGCCCACAGGCGCGGCTGTTTCAGGCGCGGTGAGCGCTTGTTCTTCGGTTCTCCCGAGCAATCTGCAGACTGAAGTGAATGCCGCGATCGCCGCGGGAACGTGGATCGAGCAGCCGATCAATCGCGCTTTCCCTGCCAGCTACTCGGCGACGACGATTCTCAACCAATTGCTCGACCTGCAGCTCGCGGCACAGGTAGCGCTCGCTGCGGCGACGGCGCCCGGCAGCGATGCCGGCCTCGAGTGCGACGTGACTGGATGCAACTAGCTTCCGGAAATGCCTTCGACTGCTTATCTCGGCTACGGTTCGAAGCTTTACCAGTCGACCGATGGCGTCACCTTCGTCGTGACCGCGCAGCTCAAGAAATTCGCGCCGGCCGGCTCGAAGCAGACCATCGTCGACCAGACGAACCTGCGATCGCCGGGGCCGTTCACGCAGCCCTTCCCTGCCCAGGTCGATACAGGCGAGATCGAACTCGAGGGCATCTACGCGGGAGACTCAACGCAGGCAACGCTTGCCCAGCTCCACGGGCAGATGGCGCTCGGGTATTTCAAAGGCGTTCTCAGCGACGGCACGACGTGGGCGTTCAGCGCGTACGTCAGTGAATTCAAGCCCTGGGATGTGACCTACAACAAAGCCATCGTGTTCAGCGGCAAGCTGCGCATCGCCGGCGGCATCGCTCCGCCCTCGGGACCAACGATCTAGACCCTCTTCACAAATTCTGAAGTTCACCACAGGAGAAAACCATGACCACCACTGCATATCCCGGACGCGGATCCACGCTCGCCAACGGAGGCACGGCCGGCAGCAGCTACACCACACTGGCGCAGCTCAAGAAGTTTGCCTTTTCCGGACTGAAGGCCGAGAGCGATGACATCACCAATCTCTCGTCTCCGACGATCAACAAAGAATGGCTGAAGACGATCGTCGACAGCGATAACGTCACATTCACCGGCGTTCTCAATCCGGCAGACCCGACCTACGAGTCGCTGCTCGCGAACCTCTACACCGCCGGGCAGGCCGCCACGAACTACTGGCAGATCACGCTCACCGATGGCTCGGTGCTGACCTTCCAGGGCTTCGTTCTCGACTTCAAACCGGCCGACGTGGAGTACAACAAGGCGCTTTCGTTCACCGGGACGCTGAAGATCACCGGCCAGGTCACCGCGGTCTGGACCTAGCCCTTAGCTCGCCTCTTTGAGGCGCTTCTGCGGCGGCAGGATCTCGCCTTCGGGCAACGCGGCCTGGTAGAGCAGTTCCCCACGCCGTTTCTGCAGCTGCTCCCATCCGGCCTGTGCCACGTCGGGATCCGCTCCGACGAGGTCGAGCAGGACCTTGAAGATGGCGAGATCGAACGGAGCGGTTCTCGATGGCTCTTTTTCGACGCCGGCAACGCGATAGGCGCACTGCGGGCAGAGAAAAAGCCGCTCCGATTTCGAGGTGCGGCGCTTCCCCATCCCAAGCGTCTGGGCAAAGCAGGTGAGGGCGACCGCCTTTTCGGCGGGTTGGATCTCGCGCAGGCAGCGCGAGGAACAGCAGATCTGTAATTGGCGTGGACGGCCCATCGGCAACGCTCCTAAAACGTTTGTTAACAAACTAGCACGGCTTTGGTAACAAACTCCGGGCGCCGCTGGCGTGCGGAGGTGCGGGTGAACCTTTTCAGTCAACATCCGCGCCGGCCAGTTACGAAGGTGCGGTTCGAGGAGCGCCTAAAGGCCAACGCGGCCCGCGGCTGCGATACGCTTCAGTCGAACAGGAGAATTCCCCCCATGCACTACCAGAACGGCGAAGTAGCAAAACACGGCGACCTGATCATCCGGCACGACGCGTACTCGGACGCTGCCGGCATCCTCACCAACATCACGCCGAACTCTGACGGAGGCACCTGCAACGGCCAGTTATTGGCTGTTGCGACGCGCCAGGCCGGCACAGAAGCGTGGTTCCCCGTCATTGGTAATCAGAGCGCCTGGCACGTCACGCTGAAGGAATGCAACAGAGTCAGCGTGCAGGACCTGTTCGCGGAGAAGGAAGCCGATCCGGCGCCCGCGGCCGTCGTTCCGATCGCTCCCACTGTGCCGGGAACCACGGGCAGTTCTGGCATCATCGTGCTTACGCCGAGCACCGGGGCGCCTCAGGCGACGAGCTAGTTCTCTATGGCTGACCTCATTTCTGAAGAGATCACTGGCGCGGCGGTGAGTGTCTCGATCGCCGGCCTCGAGTGCATCGTTTCCTACCCGATGCACAACATTCTCCTGCTCAAAAAGCAGACCGGCCTCTCGCTCTTTGCCCCCGAGATCTGGGACAAGCTCGACTTCGAAGCCGACTCCGAGGCCTGGACCGCCTGCCTGTGGGCAGGCCTGCACGTGCGCCATGAGGATGGCTCCTGGACGTCGCCCTTCACCCTTGAGCAACTGAATCGGCCCGGAGTGATCGGCCTGCATAACGCAGTGACGGTGCACAACGCAATGTTCCGCGCGCTTACCCACTGGATGCCGCGGAAAAAGGCGACCGAGGCTGAGGCCCCTCCAGATGGCGCCCCGGCCGAAAAAAAAATTCTGACGGCGACGGCTACATTGCCCGACTCTGGGTCTGCGCTCAACGCCGTCTCGGGCTCGGCCGAAACGAGTTCCTAGCGGTCTCGCCGCGCGAGCTCGCGCTGCTGTTCGAAGAGCAGGCCGCGATCCGCCGGGAAAGCTGGATGCCGGCGGCGCTCGTCGCGAGCGTGCTCGCGAACATCCACCGGCCAGAAGACGCCGAGCCGTTCACGATTGCAGACTTTCTTCCGGGCGCTCCCGCGCGCAAGAGCGAAGACGAAGAAATGCGCGAGTTCATCGACGAGATCCAGAGCGACAAAAAATTTGAGCCGCCTCCGCCCGAGCAGCTGGCTGCGTTCAAGCGGTCGATGGAAACAAATTTTTCGAACGTTAAGCCTTCGAACGTCAAGCTATGCTCGACATCAACGGCCGCGAAGTAGAGGAAGGGCGCCTCGGCAAGCTGCTCTGCGAAGTCCTGAGCGCGGATCCCGACGAAGGGCTCCGCGTGCGGATACTGAATTCAGAAATCGAACTGCTGATCGGTTGCAAGCAAGACGAAGCCCTGGGAGGCCTAATCGCCGACTCCGAGTTCGCGATGCTCGAAGAACAATAGCCGAGTGGAAACCACTTTTCATCTCGAAGGCCTTCCCGAGTTCGCGCAGAAGCTCGACTCGATCGCGACGGTTGTCTCCGGCCCGATCGCCAGACACGGCCTTGAAGCCGGCGGCGAAGTGATCGCCGACCAGGCGCGCGCGAACGTTCACAGGCTTACCGGACTGCTCGCCGGCGACGTCGTTGTCGTTGTGCGTGTGCACCAGGAAGCTGGCGAGAGCTATGCGCTGATCGGCCCGGGCTGGGATCCGGAAGCGTTTCGCCGGACGAAGCAGCGCCGCGGCCGCTGGGCAAACGAAGCGCCGGCGCCGGACCAGACAACGAATCCCGGCCTCTATGGCAAGTTCCTCGAAACCGGACACCGCGAGCCCGAGCATGGCCTCGCACACAATCTCGAATACCAGAGGGCGCGGCGCGCGGCTCATGGCCGGATCAACACGGCCGAGTTTGGAACGCTGGCCACGCCGCCCTATCCCTGGCTCGGCCCAGCGCTCGATGCACGCGGCGAGCAGGCACTCGAAGTCTGCGCCGAAACCATGCGCGGAGATCTTGAAGGATTGAATTTGTGATCATGCCGCCCCTATCGGACGACGTAGCGATCAAACACCTTCGCGGGAATACGGCCTTCGAAGCCTTGCGGGATCTGCTCGGCGACGACATGAAGGCCCTTACGGCCTTCGAAGCCTTGCGGGATCTGCTCGGCGACGACATGAAGGCCCTTACGGCCATGCACGAGGAACATATTTTCGTGAACAACTGCGACGTGCCACTTCCGTTCGGCAAGGAATTCGCCGCTCGGGTTCGCGGCTACTTGGTTTCACTCAATCTGGAGTGGAACCAGAAGAACCTGCAGGACGCGGTCTCGGCTTCTCTGACTGACTAACCAATGTCGACACTCAACGTAGGTGCGATGGCGGCCCGGCTGGGCCTGGACCCTTCAGAATTTCTGGAGAAGATGAAGGGCGTCGAGGGCTTTGCCTCCGGATCCGGCCAACGCATCGCTGCGGAAATGAAACGCACCTCGCGCGAGGGCGCCGAATCTCTGCGCCTGATCGATGAGGCCCTGGGCGTGCATCTCTCGCGTCCAGTGACGCGTCTCGTCTCGCAGGAGTTCCCTGCCCTGGCCGCAGGCCTGCAGTCCATCCTGGGCGGAGCCGTGTTCGGCGTGATCGCAATCGCCGGCGTCGAGGCGTTCGACAAAGTAGCGAAAAAGATCGAGCAGGCGCAAAAGGCGCAGGAAGCCTATCGCGAGTCGACGGAAAAGCTGAAGACTACTTTCGATGAAATGATGGCCGGCTACGAGAAGAGTGCCGCCGAACGCGGACTCACGGGGATCGACAAGAAAGCGTTCGAGATCGACACGCACTCGCTCAGTGAAGCGCGACGCCAGCTCGACGAGTTGAGCAAGGGAGCGGAGGACTCGGCGAAGAAAGGCGCCGAGGCCTCTGGCCTCTGGAGTCGTTCCCTTGCCGCCATCGGAGACGCGATCCACGTCGTCTTTACATCGAGCGCGAGGCTCGGGGTGGAAGAGACGAACAAACAATTTGCAGAAATCAGGAGGCAGTTGGATGCGATCGCGGTTGCCAGTAGCGCTAATCCGACGAAAGGACTGAAAGATCAGCTCGCTGAGGTCGAGGAAGAGGCCCGAAAAGCTGCGGCTGCGATCGCAGCTCTGGTCGAGGATCAAAAACGAACACTCAACGTCTATAGCGGCCCAGGCGCGGGGCCGGCCATTTTGCACCCCGACCACAGCGGAGAAATCGCCGCGCAACAGGCGCAGCTAGATCTCATCACGAAGCAACGCCAAGTGCTGGAAGCGATCCTCGCCGACAATGCTGCAGGCAAGGCTGCGGCCGCAGCGTCGGAGGCTTCAGCGCAGCTGGAAAAGCAACAGACGGCCATGGAGAGCTTCTATCGCGAGGTGCAGGGCAGCTACTCGAAGCTCACTCCGATCGCGAATCCATTGGTGAAGGTCGAAGCGGATCTCGAAGAGATGCGCATGAAGGCCGACAACGATTTCGCGGCGCTCGCGGCCTCCGGGGCGAACGCTCTCGAACTGCGGCTCGCGCGGCAGCGGCTCGACGAGTTCACGAGTTATTTACATCAGAAGATGGCCGAGGCCCGCAAGGATTCCGATCTCTGGGCCTCCGAGCAAGCGCTTCCGAACGCGCTGACGATCGCGCCGGCGGGACCGATGGCAGCGTTGCCCACCGCGGCGCCGTCGACTCCAGCTCTCAGCATGGCTCCCATGCGCGCGGACCTCGCTGAACTTGAGAAGGTGCAGACCGACGCGAATGCAGCCTGGGCGAAAGCCGGCCAGGTGCTCCAGTCGATCGAGTCTCCTGCGGAAAAAGTTCAGATCGAGCTGGAGACGCTGCGCACGTTGCTCGACCAGGGCCGCATCAGCGAACAGCAATACAACGCAGCCGTCGCGCTGACCAGCGAGCAGCTCACGAAGGCCGCGATCCATGCGCGCGAGCTGCAGGAGCAATTAGAGAAGCTCGAAAAAGATAGCACCTCGGCCAGTTCGGGGATGAAGGCGTTCCTAACTCAGATCCAGCTCACGGGCAGCGAGAACGGCCGCGCTGCTTTCAACTTACTAAGTCAGGGGCTCAACAGCTTCGAAGATGACACCGTGAAGATACTCGAACACGGGCGAGTTAGTTGGCGGAAGTACTTCGAAGATCTGGCGGCGATGGCTCTGAAGTTTATGGAGACGAAGACGATCAGCCAGATCGGAACTCAGCTCGAAGCTGCTGTCGTCACCCATCGCAGCACGAACATTGGGCCACAGGGCGCCATCTCCAGTTTCGATCAGCGAATGCTTCAGCAGGAATTGCCCTTGCCCCAGGCGCTTCCGCCGGCAGGGTCTCTCAGCGCCGCAGGAGCTAGTGTTCCCGGCGCTGCCAGCAGCACCGCGAGCATGACCAGCGCCGGAACAACTCTCACCACGGCCGGCACCACGCTCAGCACCGCGGGCACCAGTCTTTCCGCGGCAGCCGCGGCACTGAACGCCGCGGCGGCCAGCATGAGTGCGACCGGAGCCGCCGCGGGCGCAAGCGGCGCGGCTGATGCCGGAGGGATCTCGAGCTTCGCAGGTTTTTTTGCCGGCGGCGGCGACGTCATGCCCGGCCAGGACTTCATTGCCGGAGAAGCGGGACCCGAGCTGATCCACGCCGGGAGCGCTGGGGCGAATGTAAGTCCCAATTCAAAGCTCGGCGGCGGAACGATCTACAACGATTTCAGGGGCACGGTGATGACGGATGACCTGATGCGGCGCGCCGAAGGGATGCAGGCCATCCAGCACAGCGAGAAACGTATGATGGCCGCGATCCCCACTCTGCAGCGCGAGATCAACCTGCGCCAGCGGACGAACCGCTAACGAGTGATCGCCCAGAGCACGATCGCGAGCCCCACCGGCAACGCGAGAAACCAGAGCACCAGGTTGCGAAGTAGATAGCGGGCATCGGCCGAGATTTCGGTTCGTGGGTTGAACGGCTTTGACTCTATCTCTTCAGTCTGGGTCGCTCGAAGTCTCTGTTCTTCGCGCTCTTCCGCCTCGACTGCGGCAGGCGGCCGTGCATCCATCCATTGCTTTAACGAACTCATAGTGCCCCCAGAAGTACCGCGCCCGGCGCGGGAAGTCAATAGCCCGAAGGAGTAACTCAACATGTCAGGCTGGAACGGAATTTTCTACAACGGGATCTGGTGCTGCGGCGTGGACTTCCTGCCCACGGGCGCGCTCGGCGCGAACTCGGTTTTCAATTCCACGAGCGGCGCCACCATCGGCCCCACCTATGCCCGCTTCACGGGCAAGGGCGCCCAGCTCAATTCCAACACCTACAACGGCGGCTATCTCGGCAAAGCCCTGGGCGTCAACCTCGCCTCGATGTACCTCGGCTTCTCGTTCGAGTCGACCGGCCTTCCGAGCTCCGGCCTTTTCATCATTGCGACTTTCTACGACGCCACCGCGGGCGGCGCGCAAGTTTCGCTTTGCTACAACTCCTCGGGCGAGCTCGGCTTCTACACCGGCAACGGCCTGCTCAGCTACGATCCCTCGATGACTCTATTGACCGGCTCGACGCTTTCGGCCGTCAACACGATCATCCCGAACTCATACTGTTACATCGAAGTCTTCCTCACCATCAACGCCGGCTCGGGCGTCCTGCAGGTGAACGTGAATGGCCCGAGCGTGCTCAGCCTCTCCGGCCTGAACACGCGCAGCACGGCGAACTCCTGGGTCAACTATGTTTACCTCGGCTCTGGCCAGACCAGCGGCTATGGCAACAACCACAACATCGACGACATCTACATGCTCGACACCACGGGCGCGGCGCCGTTCAACACTTTCCTCGGGCCTGGCAGAATTCAGACGGACGGCCCGACCGCGGACAGCGCGACCTCTGGCCTCAACGCCTGGTCATACACCACGCCGCCGGGCACGGATTACGGCTGCTGTGCCAACATCCCGGCCAACGCCACCCAGTACTGCTACGACTCGAACCCCGGCGATCGCATGAGCTTCAAGTTTCCATCGCTCGCCACGGCGAAAGTGTTTTTCCTCAACACCTGGTTCAGCGTGCAGGAGGATGCGAGCGGCACGCGCACGATCGTGCCGATCTTCCGCAATAACTCCATTGACCAGGTGGGGCCTTCGGCAATCTCTCTCGCCACCAGTTACAGCTACTACAACCAGATCTCTACGCTCGACCCGAACACCGGTTCTGCCTGGTCGAGTGAAAGCGTCGCGACCGCGGCCGGCTGCGAGATTGGGCTGAAGGTCGCGAGCTAAGCTCCCCAATGCCGAATGCAGATTGCGACCAGCTTGTACGCGAAGCCTTTGCTCAAGACACTCGTCACGCCTGCGTTGACCAACTTGTCCGCGAAGCCTTTGTCTCGCTGCAGGGTTCGAACGCCGTCGCCGACCAGGTCGTCCGCGAGGCGTTCGCCGTCGACGCTCCGCACGCAAATGCGGACCAGATCGTCCGCGAGGTTTGGGGCTATGACGTGCCGGCGGCCAGCTGCGACCAGATCGTCCGCGAAGCGTTCGTTGTTCTCACCCCTTTTGCCGGTCCATCTATGCCACTTGTCTACCCTCTGACCATTCCCACCGCGCTCGGAGAATCGAAAGCCGATCTCACGAAGTTCGACGCCATCGGCGAATTCATTTCCGAATTCACCGGCAACGCCGAGCAGCAACAGTGGCAGGACCAGCACTGGGAGCTCGCGCTCGAATGGCCGGAGATGAACTGGGCGCAGTTCGCCGCCTACGACGCATTCATCGGCGCGCTGCACGGCAAGCTGGGAAGCTTCCTCTGGGGTCCTCCTCTCGCCACCGCGCCGCGCGGATCGGGGAGTGGGGCCCCCGTGCTGGGCACGGGCAATGCCGCCGGATCCGGCGCGTTGGTTACAACCGGGTGGGCCGCAAGCGCAAGCGGGCTGCTGCTGCCAGGCGATTTTCTGCAGGTCGGGCCTTATCCTCTGCCCATCGTCTTCGTCCAGGTCACCAGCTCCGGCGTCCTCGAAATTCTTACGAGCGTGAACTGGTCACTAACGCTGCAGACGCTGCTGACCGGCAACAACGTCAGCTTCGCCGGCCTGACCGGAGCGACATGGCTCAACGGCGCGGTGCTGCAGGTGGGATACATCACGAACGAAGGCGTGGGCTATGGAACCCTGATCACGATGGCCACAGTGCCTCCGAACATGCCGATTCCCTACAGCGCTGGTGACGACACCGGCAACGTTACTTTCGGCGCCGCGCGACTCTACCAGTACGTCGACTCATCTCCGCTCTCAAGCGATAGCGGCGGCAACGCTACCTTCGATATTTTCCCATGCGTGCGCGAAGCCCTGCCCGCGGGCACCCAGATTTCTCTGCTGAATCCGCAGGGAACCTTCCGCCTGGCCGACAACCGCCGCACAACTTCGGCCGATGAGCGGAAGCTACTCAAGTTGAAGCTGAAATGCCGCGAGGCCTTCTAATGCCGGATCCTGCACTCGAAGCCGCGGCCAAGCGCGCCTATACGGCCTTCGTCGAGAGCGCGAAACAATTTCTTCCTCCAGGCGTGCAGCCGTGGAGCTCGGTCGCTCATGGCGTGCGTGAAGCATGGATCGCGGCCGCGGCGGCTGCCAGAAACGACCATGCCCCGCAATCTTAGCCCCGCCGTCGTCTCCGCAATCAAGGCGCCGCAAAAGCGCATGGCATGGTTTGCCGAACTCGTATTCGCGAACCAGACCATCTACGTCTGGACCGGGCTCGGCGGCATCACGCCTACAGGCCCAGCATGGGATTCGGGCGCGACGTTTCCTTACGGCCAGCAGTTCACCGGCGTCGGCTGGCTCGGCAGCATTTCGAATTTGCCGCAGACGAGCCAGCTCACGGCTGAGAACATGCGGCTCACGCTCTCGGGCATTCCAACATCCCTCGCCGGCGACGCCATCAATGCCGTGCGCCTGTTCGGCAGCGTCACCATGTGGCTTGCGTTTCTCGATACCTCGAACAACGTGATTCCCGATCCGCTGCAGATGTGGCAAGGCGCGACCGACGTGCCCACGCTGAGCGACGGCGCCGATACCTGCACACTCGACCTCACGGTTGAAAATTCGCTGCTCGCGTTGAATCTCGCTTCCAACCGGCGATACACGACACTCGATCAGCAGCTCGACTTTCCGGGCGACGCCGGCTTCGAAATGTTGTCCGCGATGCAGGATCTCTATCTGCCATATCCGGATGGAACGCTCAACGGCAGCCACAACATCGGAGGCACGAGCGACCTCGGAAATGCGCCGAGCGGCTGCAACGTGCTTACTCTGACGCCTTCCGGAGCGCAGAAGCTCAGTCTTACTGGATCGCTGCAGATGACGGCCGTCGCGCAGTTTTCGAGCGGCCCCTGGTCCGTCGCCGGCGGCGGTCCTGGATTTGAAACGGTCACGAGCGCGGGTTTGTGGACGACCAGCGACCCGCTAGTGGCGACAGTGACGAACGGAACGCTCGCCTGGGTCCCCGAAGGATCCTGGGGAGTAGGCGGCGGTCTGGTCTCGGCGCGCGGCCGCGGCAACTGCACCATCACTTTCTTTTTCGGCATGGTCTCAGGATCGCTCACGATTTCAGTCGCATGATGAAGCGCGTACAAAATTGGCCGGCCTTGGTGCCGGCGCACACTCTGCCCACCCGCGGCCGCACTTTTGAGTGGGGGCGCTGGGACTGCGCGCTGGCTGTCTGCGACGCGATCCGCGCACTCACCGGCGTCGACCCGGGCGCGGAGTATCGCGGAACCTATTCGACGGAAGCGGAAGCTCAGGCTCTGATCGCGAAGTTCGGAGATCTCGGAAACTTCGCCGCGACTATTGCAGCCCAGCATGGAATGCAGGAAGTTGCGCCGCGCCTGGCGCGCCGCGGCGACGTCGTCTTCGTCGACAACAGCACTGCAGAAGGCGCGCTTGGCCTGGTCGATCTAAGTGGAACCTGCGCCGCCTGCGTTAGCCAGGAAGGCTACAGGCGCGTTCCCATGCGCCGCTGGAAGCGCGCCTGGCGCGTCGGTTAACTCATGTCTCGAACTATTGAAGAAATCGGAATGATCGCCGGCGGCCTCGCGATGGCGTTCATGGCCGGCCCACTCGGCGTCGAGGTTTTTCAAAATCTCGTCGTCTGCAACATGATGATCGGCGTCGGCCTGACGACCGCCCTCGCCGGCACGGTTGGCTTGCTCGCTTCAACGCCGCAGCAGCCTTCAAGCCTTTCGCCGCAGGGCCAGCTTCCGATTCAGACGCCGAACCCGCTATGGCGCATCGTCTACGGGCTCTTCCAGTTCGGAGGTACCGTCACTTTTGCCGATGGACCTTTCGACGATTGGGTCGGGACCGTCGCCGAGGAACCGCCGGAAAACCAGTACATGCAGTTCGTGCACACTCTCTGCGCTCACCAGATCGCGGGCTTCGTTTCCGTCGTTCTCGACGGACAAACTTTTAACTTCGGCACCGACCTGGTGCAACTGACTTCCGCGAACCAGGTTGTCGTCAACGGCATTGGCCAGGCCATCTTCTGCGGTCCTGTTGGCGCCTGGGGTTTCATCGATCTCTGCAATCCCTGGTGTGGAGTGATCTGGTTCGAGTTCGATGCGGGAAACCCCAATTCGAACGGAGCGTGGCCTTATCCCTTTCCCTCGCTGCTTTACGGTTATGAGCAGCTCGTCGGCTACGGCCGGTATTTCGTGACCGGTTCTCCGCGCTGGACATCTGCCTGCCTGCAGCAGGGCCGAGCCAAGGTCCACGTGGGGATGCACTACGAGCCTTACACAAACGAACCGCAGGGCGGCCAGAACGGCGGCCCGCACCCTTACGTGCTGGGCAGTGGACGCGTCCCGACCATCGAATTCAAAATTCTCGGCCGCATCATCCGGGACTTCCGCATTCAAACGGCATGGCAGGCCTCGACCGTTTTCGCGAAGTACAGCTATGTCATTGCTCTCGGCGCGTCGGGCTCCTTCTGCGTCTTCGTGCAAACGAACTCTGCCGGGACGAGCGGGGCTACAGCTCCAGCCTTTTCCGGCATCGCCGTCGGCTCTACGGTGAGCGATGGCGGCTGCCTCTGGTTGAATGCTGGGGCGCCCACGTATGCCCTCGGCTGCAATAGCTTCTTCACCCCAACGTTCCTCAACAACCCAGCCTCCAACAAGCTGCAGAAAAACATTCTGATGGCCGATGCCTGGGGCGGCGGCCTCTCCTACGGCCCACTGTCTGAAGGCGGCGAGGTGATCGAAGCTCCGATCGGTTATCTGCAATACGCGGGCTCTTCAACATTTGCCAGCGGAGCCAGCGAGCCGGCCTGGGCCACGACGGTGGGAGGAACAACTGTCGATGGCAGCGGGACATGGACGTGTCTCGGCCGCTCGATGTACGCGACCGTGCTGCCTGATTCTGATGGAACGGAAAACGAGGGCGGCTTTTCGAATCCCGCGCTCGTCATCGCCGACTATCTAACTACGCCGCGCAATCAGTTTGGGCTCGGCGTGCCGCCTCCTTCCGGCAGCTTTGTGCAGGGCGGCTCTTTGTTGCTTCCTATCGCGAAGATCTACGTCGGCGCAGGCGTTCTATACATTTACACCGCCGCTACCTTTTCCCCAGCTCTTGCGGCGGCGCTCACTGCTGCTGCTCTCGCCTTCTCTGGCGCAACGGCTGCGACCTGGATCAATGGGCAAGTGCTTCAGGTCGCCTCGGCGACCGATTGGTTCATCGGAAGCACCTCGGTTGGAACCTTTCTCACGATGGCAACGACGCCGCCCGGCATGCCTACCAACTATGGCCCCGCGGGCGATACTGGCAACGCCATTTTCGGCTTCGCGCAATCCATCAATGCCCCGCTCAGTTCCGACAGCATTGAGACGATCGTCGCCGCGGCCAACATCTGCGACGAGCCGCAGGCGATCGAAGTTTTCAGCGATGGCACCACGCTCTACGAACGCAGCTACAGCTGCAACGGATGCTTCGACTCGAGCTCCGCATACGGCGACGTGCTGAAAGCTCTCGCGCTTTCGATGGCCGGCTACGTCGTCCCGCCCGGAGACTGCTGGCGCGTTTATGCGGGAAGCTACCAGCCTCCGCTGCTCGCGCTCAGCGACGCCGATGCGCGCGGGCCGATTAAGGCCGAGATCCGGCTCTCTGCGCGCGACAGTTGCAACGGAGTGAAGGGCCAATACATTCCGAAGTTTGTTCCGATCAATCCGCTGGGCTCGCTTTCGAGCTCGCCGGCCAGCGCCGCCTGGAAGAAAACCGACTTCCCGCCCGTGCAGCGATCGCAGTACATCGAGGAAGACGGTGGCGTGATTTTGTGGTCTGACATTTCGCTCGACTTCACCCTCTCGCTGTGGATGGCGCAGCGCATCGCGCGCATCGTTCTCGAGCGCACGCGGCGCCAGATCACGGTATCGCTGCCGGCGAAGTCGACGCCGCTGCAGCTGCTCGCCGGCGATACGGTCACGTTCACGCATCCGCGCTGGGAAGGCGTCACGCCTCCAATGCCCACTGTCTTCTTCGTGGCTCACCTCGGTGCGCGCACGGAAGACTCAGATGGATCTCCGGCGGTCGGCGTTGACCTGGTGCTGCGCCAGACGGATGCGAACGTGTACATGTTCCAGGGCCCAAGCTCCCCCACCAACTTTGGAGATTATTCGCCTTACGGCCAGACCGGCATCGGCGCCGGCAACGCGGAGTAAGTCGAGTAACTCGCGTGCTCCATTCCCGTCAGAAGCTTAGAGCCTGGTGGTGGCTGTACCTTCTGCCGCTCTGGCGGGGCTGGATGAGAAAGGCAAAGCGATGACGCTGCTCGATCAGTTAGTCCGCGATGAGGGAGTAAGGCTCTTCCCCTACGTCGACACGGTCGGGAAAATCACGATCGGCATCGGCCGCAACCTGAGCGATGGCGGGATCTCGCGCCAGGAGGCAATACAGTTGCTCGCAAACGACGTCGAGAACGCCGCAGCGCACCTACAGCGGGCGCTCCCCTGGACTCAAGGCCTCGATGACGTTCGCCACGCGGCGCTGGTGAACATGACCTTCAACATGGGCATCGGGCGGCTCTGCGATTTTACGAAGATGATTGCTGCACTTCGCGTCGAGGACTGGAAAACGGCGCGAAACGAAATGCTCGACTCCCAATGGGCGAAGCAGGTAGGGGCGCGCGCTCAACGGCTCGCAATCCAGATCGAAACAGGAGTTTGGCAATGAAACTTAGTAACAACGTCGTTTTCCAAGGTCTCGCGATGATCGTGCAGTACGGCAATCAGGCGAGTGGCTTCGTCCCCCCGAAAGCGCAGGTCTGGGTCGGTCTCGTGGTTGGACTTGCGCAAGCGGCCGTGGCCTGGCGCGCGCAGTTCTTCAATCCTGACGGCACGCCGGCGACGACCGCCTACGTGAAAAAGTAAATGGACCCGTTTCAGGGACTCGCCGATTTTGTTCTCGGCAAACTAAAACAGTCCGCGATCGCGCTCTGGCTGCGATTTCTCTTCGAGATCCTGTTCAGTGCGATCGTCTCTTTCCTGCTGATCGCGGGATCGGTGCTCGTCTCGTCGCGCAGTTGGGCGCTGGCTGTGGGCTCCGGAGCGATCAGCGCGGCAGTGGTCATGACCGTAGTCTTCCGCAAGGAAACTTCTCGACTAACTCGCGGGATGTTCGTCGTCTTGCCCGCGCTCGAAGCCAACAAGGAACTCACCACCGACTTACAAACCATTCAGAAACCGGAGAAATAACATGAAGGTCGCAACTCTAGAAACCGATGTCCTCGACATCGCGAAGAAGGTCAAGGAAGGGCTGGCAGCGGCAGAGGGCGATGCCGTCAAGGTCGCCTCGTTCATAGAAAACAATCAGAGCGAGATCACCGCTCTCGCCAGCCTCGGGGGTGCCGGCACAGCCGCTGTTACCAACGTGGCGCTGGGTCTACTGAATACGGTCATCACGGCCGTCAAAGGAGCGGGCGCCGCGGGCGCGGCGAACGGGCTCAGCGTGAGCCTGGACGCGGCAACCATCGCCGAAGTGGAAGCCGCGATCGCTGCGATCGAGAAGCTCTAGCGGTGTTACCAAGGTGCGGCGGCTGGAGTCGCAAGCGGAACAGATCGACCAGGCCTTCCCCGGCCGCGCCTTGGGGCGCGAACCCCTGGGAGGCCCTGCCTGAAGCGCCGGGGGATTGACGTTTATATTTTGGGCGGGGGAGTGGCGGAGATTTCGTGAGCCATTTGGACGATATCGGAAGGCCGCGCGCTGAAGATGTTTCGACTTCCCGGACGTGTGCACGTGAAGTGCACGTCTCCCGAGGCTTCGCCGTGGATTTCGAGGATTCTAGCCAAGGCCGGCGGCTTGTTTTGGGCCAACCTTACTAGCACCATTTGCCCGAGAGAAACGTGCATGCCACGAAGGTCCATGACGGAAACTCTACCATGAAGCTCCTAATTGCCGTCGTCCAGTGCTCCCACAATCTGAAGGAACGAGCGCATGAGCACAGCTATCGCCGTTGAAGTAAAAGCTCCACTGCCCGCCGAGGTCGATGCGCGCGCGGAAGCGTTCCACGCGATCGCAACCTCGATCGCCGAGAAAAACGAGAAGCTGAAGGAACTCCGCAAGCGGCTCAGCGACTCGGAGATCGCGCTGATCGAACTGGTGCGATCGTTCGGCGGACCTCACGCCGCGAAGTCGAAGATCCTGCACGGCATCGTGTGGGAAATGGTCGCGACGTTTTCGAAATTCACCGCTGAAGACTCGGTTGCGATCGAGCGTTTTCGGCTCACGCTGGTGAGCGCGAAAAAAGGGCGGCTCCTGAAAAAGCTTTTCGATCGTGACGTCCGCTGGACCATGAAGTCCGGCGCCGGCCAGACGCTCGCGGCCGAGAACCTGGCGCCCAGGCTGAAAGCGGAACTGCTGGGGCTGCTTCTGCTATGCTCCTCCACAAAGGACAAGAAGCCCTCGCTCGACGTCCGCCAGAAAAAGAAAACCGCTTAGATCTGTCGATCGTTCTCCCCGCTCTCCACCTCGCCCGGACCGGCCCCGCAGCCGGGCCGGGCTTTTTTTGCGGCCGTTGGTCGTAATCCCAACGGCATCTAGCGCGGACCTTGCACGCGGCAGCGATAGTAACAACATGCGAGGAACGGGGACGCTCTACCGGCAGCGGGGAAGCCGCTTCTGGTGGATGCAATATTTCGACCACGGGCAACGCTTTCGCGAATCCACGGCGCGCGAGCGCTACAAAGACGCCCAGGACGTCCTCAAGAATAAACTCCTCACGATCGGCGACGGTCCCTCCATGCAATCCCCGCGCCTCACCGTCGCCGGGCTCTATGCGGCCATTGAACGCGACTACGCGACGAATGGCCGCAAGAGCCTTCATCACCTGCAGGGCCTCTGGAAAAATCACCTAGAGAACTTTTTCGGCGCGATCGCGGCCGCGGATCTCAAAAGCTCGCAGATCTCCGAGTACATCGGGCAGCGCCGCGCCGCCGGCACCGCCAACGCTTCGATCAATCGCGAGCTCGCCGCGCTGAAGCGCATGTTTAAGCTCGCCGTCAAAGAGAGTCGCCTGAAGGCTTCTCCCTACATCGGGCTCCTCGAGGAGCGCAACGTGCGGAAAGGTTTTCTGCGCGACGCGCAGTACGATGCCCTGGCGCGCGAGACGGCGAAGGCTGGGCTGTGGCTGCGGGCGATGTTTGAAGTCGCCTACACTTTCGGCTGGCGCAAAAGCGAGCTCACCGAGATGCGCGTGAACCAACTGGATCTCGTCGAAGGCACGATCGAGCTGAACCCTGGGGAAACCAAAAACGACGAAGGGCGCCTGGTGCTGATGACGGCGCGGATCCGCGCCTTACTCACGGAGTGTATTACCGGCAAGGAAGGTTCGGACCTGGTCTTCACCCGGGCCGACGGCAAGCCGGCGGGAAACTTCCGCCGCGCCTGGGCGCGCGCGTGCAGTGATGCTGGCGTCCCCGGGTTGCTGTTCCACGACCTTCGCCGCACCGCGGCTCGGAACATGCGGCGAGCCGGAATCCCAGAGAAGGTCGCGATGCGGATATTGGGGCAGCGCACCAGGTCTGTTTTCGAACGCTATAACATCGTGGACGCCGCCGATCTTAAACTGGCCGTGGCTGCGCTGGAGCGCCCCGCTGTGGCAGCGCTGGGAGCCGAGCCAGGGCAAGAGGCCACGCTTTAACGAACCCTTCCCAGAGGCCCGAAAAGCCGCCGTTTTTCGCCTCCGCGGAGGCCTTCGGGCAGCCATAGAAGCGGCAGAGACCAGCCATTTACGCGGGAAAACTGCGGGGTGACTGTGATTGTTAATCAGATGTCACGGGCGAGCCGCCGTCCCATTTTCCGGCCCCTCTTACCAGGACCCGACAATCTTCCAGTGCTCGCGGAACTCCTTGTGGTCGACTGGGCGCACATACCTGATCCAGACGTCCGGCTGGCTGCTGGCCTCAGAGCAGTCCTGGCACGATTTTTTTACCGCCATCTCTGCATCGTACTCGCCGGGAGCCAGGATGTTGCATCCGCTGTGGTTTTCGTAGCACTTCAGCAGCGCATGTTCGCCGTTGATGATGGCGTTGGTCATGGTCGCCTTCACCGTCGTGTATTCGCCTTTGAAGATGAAACCGCCTTCTACATGTTTTTGGAATCCGTGACTCTGTTCGGCGATCGTAATCTTCAAAGAGGTGAGGTTCTTCTTCGCCGCAGCCAGTGGAGGGATAACAGAGAGCGTGAGAAATAGAATGAGGGTTGTTTTCATGGAGTCAGTCCTCGGGACTCCATGTAGTACCGCGCTTGCCGCGGAAAGTCAAGGGTTTGGGATCATGGTGCATGGCCCCCATGGCCCCCAAACTCCTCAAACCCGATCAGTTGGCGGGAATAGAGGAAAAGCTAAAACGGGCCGACGAGAATATCCTCAATCTCGGCGTCGAGATCAACGCTTTCGTCAAGGACAGCCCCGACACGGGTGCTGCTGAGCCCAAGGGAAATAAGACTCAGCAGTGGGTTAACTTCCACAAAGATCGAGTCATCCCTCCGCGATTCGGCACGCTTGCGGGCGAGATCGTTCACCATTGGAGTTCCTGCTTCGATCACATCGCATGGGGTCTCTCCAGTGATAAGTACAGGAGAAAGCATCCGACTCTGATTGCTTTTCCGATTCTGGTCAGACCTCCGAATGAAAGAGGACAGGCCCGTTACGACGGAAACATAGAGGGGATCGCCAACAGCACCGCACGTAGACTCATCGAAGATTTGCAGCCACACAAGAGTGCGAATCCTGCTGACGAACCACTTGCCATCATCCATGAGTTGGACCGTGTGGACAAGCACCACACGCTCGTCCTGGTTGTCCCGAGCTTCGACGCACAGCTCGTCATTCCCCGGAGATTTGTCCTCGGGAGAGTTATCGGCGCTTTTGTACCCAATGAGGATGCGTTTCCCGCCGAGCCTACAGACAGTGGCAAGCTCCAGATTTCCAGACAGGTAGCGTTCGCGGAGTTTGGTCAGCGGAAAAACCAAGCGGTTGTTCCATCGCTCACGCATCTCTCGCACGAAGTCAGAAACATATGTCAAGGGATAATTACCTCTGCGATTGTACGTCAGAAGCTCACCGTGACTCGTCGGCCGAACGTGGCGCAGACTTCGCAAAAGCGCAGCCAGTAAGCCATCTCTCGATCGATGCCGATCGCGCGCCGGCCGACCTTCATTGCGGCCAGCAGCGTAGTGCCACAGCCAGCGTACGGATCGAGCACAACACGGTCCTGACACAGGGCACAAGGCCTTCTGGTCATCGCCACCAGCTTGGCCATTTCGTCGACCGGCCGCTGGTTCGGGTGCGCGGCCGTTCGTTGCGGCGCGAGTTGGGGCAGAAAATGCTTCTCTCCGCGCCAGATGTAGCCGTTCTCTGGATTGGTGAGCACGAGTGCATCAAACTCGACCAGGCCGAGCCGCTTCAGCATCTCGTTGCACTGCTCGGCGGTTCTGATCGTGTAGGGCGGATCGGTGATGACCACGTAGTCGTCATCGGGCAGCCGCGGAGTCACGTCACCGCAGTCGCCAAGGCAGAAGGCGATCTGTGGGGCGAAGAGATCTTGCAGGTTTTGGCGACCGATTTTCACGAGCGCGATCGGTTCACCAGTTTTTTCAGCTCGGCGCCGGCTTTGAACTTCACCACCTTCACGGCGGGGATCGTGAGCGTTCTTCCGGTCTGCGGATTGCGGCCCTTGCGGCTACTGCGATGCGCGACGGAAAACGTCCCGAGGCCGATCAGCATCACTCGGCCACCTCCGCGCAGGGTTTTCGAGACCGATTGGATCATTGAGTCGATCGCGGCGCTGGCCTGGGCGTGAGAGAGATTGCCGTCGGCAGCGACGCGGCTTGCCAGATCTGTTTTGTTCATAGGGTCGAGTTCCTCCTGACGCCATCTTCAACGGCCGCCGCTGAGAGTCAAGCGAAAAACGCGGCAGCCGCAGTGACAGAGCCGTTCTCGACACCGCGACGAGGGCTAGACGCGAGTTTGTTAACAAACTAAATACGGGCGAAAACGCGCGCCGATCTCAGAGGCTACGGGTCTCAGTCTTTGTCGCGGATACTCACTGCGGGTTCTCGGTTTTTTCTTGCTCTCCTGCTCTCTTTTCCGCGCCCGCGCTGCCCGTCTCGCGCGCAAATGTTGGGACGACGAATTGCTTCGCCGCTCCTCAGGCGAGGTTTCTCGCTGTCTCGCTGTCTTGCTTTTCGGAAATAGGCGCGCGTTTTTGGCGCGCCTCCGAGTCGGTTTCTTGTTCGTTGCCCCCTCTTCGCTTTCTCGCTCTATCCTAGGTTTCTCGCTTTCTCTGGTTTCTCGCTCTCTCTTCGCTTTTTCGCTTTCTCGGGGGTCTGCGCGGCACGAATTTTCGCCTTTTCTGCGAAAATCGGGACCAGATTAGTAACAAGGGGGGGGGCGAAGGCCAATGTTTACACCGTTTCGAGTGTTGGAGATGGCCTGGATTTGCACAGGCGAAAAAACTTTTCGCTTGACAGGGTAACCCGGATTACATTACGGTTCCCGGCATGGACCAACTTTGCGAGTGCGGCTGCGGACAGAAATTTGAACCGAAGTTCCCATGGCAACGCTTCTACTCGCGGCGCTGTAAGACTCGCGCGGCTGTGCGCCGACTCAGGGCGCGACGATCCGGCCATTCCTCCCCGCCCAGCGGCGGAGGCCCCGGCGGCGGCCTGCACGTCGCCTACATGGGCGAAGGGCTGAGCATCACGCGAGAGGACCGGTTACCTGTTATCAGACATAAGAAGCCGGCCAAATCGGCTCCCGCCCCTCTCCCGATGTTCCCTGAAAATCCAAGCGCCGGAGGCAGCCGTGACCCAATCGCTGACTAAGTCGACACGATGGTCGCAGAAGCAGCGCCGATCGCGGCGATGCACATCCTGTGGCAAACCTTCGGAAGAATTCAGCCTGTGCCCGTCCCACCGCATCGAGCAGACGCAGCGGATGAGGCAACGGAGGGCCGCATGATCCGCTCGCTGCTTAAGGCCCTCTTGACCCCGGTGCTACAAGCGCTGCATGGCGAGCGCTTCGGTTTCGAAGTTCGTCCAGCGAATTCTTTCCCGGTTGGAACGTGCCGAGGGGCACGAACCCAATCCCAGCCTGCAGGCCGACTACCGCATCGCCTGGATCACCGTGCTTCGCGCATCGAGAGGCGACCCCCTTCCCAGCGTGAGCGCGTCCTACGCAGTTCTCGGCCTGCACCCTACCAAAGTCTGGCCAGCGGTCCTGGCGCGCCGCAAAGCGCTGCTCGGGCCACTCTACGAAGCGTTCTACGGGGCAAGCTGGCCACCCAAGAAACCGGCGCAAGCGGAGCGCGATCCGCGCCCGGCGGAGCGCACCGCGTGAGAGCGTCTCCCTAAAAAGCAAACGGCGCGGTTCGTGGCCGCGCCGCCCAATTTCACCGACACCACCCCGGAGAGAACCTAGGTGCCATCGATAGCCGTAGCATCCCACAATCCGACGCCCGCGCCAAGAGAAAATTTGCTCCCTGTTTTGAGCGAGTTGCGCCGGGACCACTCGCGGCATGTGGAAAACTTCCCCGCGCCTTCTCTCCGGAAAACCGGCAAGGTCAAATGGCACGCCACGAAGAAAAACTTCACCTACGTCACCATGGCCGACGGCCAGGACGTGTTCCTGCACCAAGATGACTTCGACGGCGACTGGCCTCCGCCCTACCACAAAAGCGTCGAATTCGATCTGCTCGAAAATAACCATCCCCGCTGCAAGTTCAGGGCGAAGGAAGCAAGGCTGCTGGGGGCGCGATGACCGAACAACTCAAACTCGCGGTGAAGGTTGCGCGCTCGCTCGGGATGCCAGAGACGTGGGCCAACCTGCGGACGATTGAAATCGCGCTGATCTGCGAGACGGCCTTCAGTTCGATTTCGCTACAGGAAGCGTCGGAGTTGATCGTCGCCTGCGCTAAGAATTTTCGCGTGGGGCCGAACGACTACCGGATGATCCGCTACCTCCCCATCAACCGCTTTTGGTTCGAGGATTCCATCTGGCGCTACACGTTCGACTATGCGACGTGGAAAGCAGACCGCCCGGACGAAGTGGCGCGGAGAGCAGCTGAAAACCGGCGCGAGGAAGCGATCCGCGCGGCGATTGTGGGCCGGTGCACGGGCTGCCAGCGCCCCCGATTCCAAAGCGACAAGTGGATTGATTTTTGTTGCGACGGTTGCCGCGAAGACTACGAGGGCCGCGTAGCTCGCCGGGATCGGATCGTGAAAGAGCATCGGCAATTGGAGGCAACCGCATGACCGTAAGATTCGACGCCGCATTCCTCGATCGCCGCATGTCGGAGCACCAGCGCTGGCAGCACGATGTGCTGAAGGAGCTGCTCGACGAAGTGTTGAACGAAATGGCGGAAGTGATCCAGGCGCCGGCGTTCGCGAAGCGGGCGAAGGCCCAGAGCTTGCCTTTTCCTGAGCCTCGCGGGCCCGTGCGGAGGCAGCGGTATGCAGAAAAAGACGGCACGGAATTTTCAAGTCCTCGCGCCGTCACTCGTGCAGTTCGGTAGCGAGGGAGACCCTCCAGGCCGCCTCGCTTTTTGTAGCTTACATCGATTCAAGCTTCGCTGCACCAAGGCGAATGAGAAAGGGGAGCCGCCGATGGCAATGACGCAAGGATTTTTCGAGTACGTCGGAGACATCGCTCCGCTCGAAACGCAGGTCCAGTTCATGCGGATCTGCGAGAAGTGCCAGTCGGAACAGATCTTCATCGCCGGCTGGGAATGTGACGCCGGCTTAGTGGGCTACTGCATCGGTTGCGGCGATGAGCGGATCGCGCCCTTCACACGCAGCAGCACAGGTTTTGCCACGGACATGAAGGGGGCAGCGGACGCGGAAGCTGCCTCCGGATTACGACCCGGGGCGAGAGGACGGCGCCGGGAAAAGGAACGGTAACTACTTCTGACAGGCGCAGGGGATCGCCCCGCAACTTAAACGCATTCGTGCTCAACGTTTCACCAGAGGACCCTCCAATGAACGCTTTGCTAGATCACGACTTTGAAACCGGCCGTCGTCGTCGCCGGCTCTCTTTTTCACAAGCACTCAGGTTTCTCCCATTGAGCTGGGGGAAAAAGCGGCGCTTTGAAAAGCGTCGCGCTGCGGCACGAGCAGCGAAGGCGGGAGCGGTCCCCACACCCGCTCCCGCTGCCATCATGCCATGGACAGCGCAGGGAGTTCGCCGTGTGTGAGCGGAAGGAGCAATCAAATGTCTGAACACTTCACGCGCAGCACGATCTCCGCGGCTTTCTGGTGCAGCAAGTGCCAGGGCCACACGCAACACCGCATCGATGACGGCCGCAAAGGGCCGTGCCTCGACTGCATTGCCAAGCTGGAACGCGAGCACATCGCGAACCCAAAGCCGATCCCGGCGGCACAACGCTCGCTGTGGGGAGAGGTTTTCTGATGGGCACCTATCCCACGAAGCCCATCGAACGCGGCGACTATGTGCGTCTCCGCGCCTTACCGGCCGACTGCGAACCGACGCCGATCCTGGTCACCCTGGTGCTCACAAGCGGGATGATTCGCCTGCTCGATCGCAGCGGGTACTACGCGGCGCATCTGTTCGTGGTGGTCGATCCGCCACAGGAGAAAAGCGCATGAGCAACCACGAGCAGGAATATTTCGACGCGCTGAGACAGATCGCTCGCGAGTTTCATCCCTCCGAATGGTTTGAAGCGAACGCGGGAAAAGCTTACGGAGTTTCGCCGCACGAAGCGCTGGAGATGGCTTACGACAACATCCAATTTTGCGCCGCGAGCGCGATTCGAAGAAGGCGACGTCCAAAAAAGGGGGGCGCATGAAGTGCAAATTCTGCGGCTGCACTGACAAGAATCCGTGCGCGATACCTATCTGCGAAGGCCCGAACCTTGAGCCGATGCTCGCCACGGAAAGCAACATTGCGGTCGGCGTGATGGCCTGCGGCTGGCTGCTCGATGAGCCGGGCAACGCTGTATGCACTGCCCCGGCCTGCGTCGACAAAGCCTACGCCGAAGCCGAGCTCCTGGCTGACCAACTTCACTTTTTCATCGGGAGGACCGCATGACCGCTCTAGAAACTGTTTCGAATCTTCGCGCCGAGGGCGCGACCGAGGCCATCGAAATCTTCCTGTTCCTCGCCAACCACGCGCACGAGCTGCGCACCGCCGACGGCCAGAGGATGAACGACGCCACCGACTTCACCGCGTTCCTGCGCGAATTCGCCGAAGCGCTCGCGCCAGCAAAGCCCCCGAAGCTTGCTTGTCACGATACCTGCCCACGCTGCGGCCACATTCACCAGGGCGAAGAGGAGTGCGGAATGTTCATGGGCGCGAGCGCGGGATTTTGCCGTTGCGAAGTGCAGGCCGCGTGAAGTGAGGAGGTTCGCATGACCGAACTGCTCAAGCTCCGCGAAGAAATGCTGGCGATGGCCGCGGCGCGCCCGCGAATGCGCTGCAGCACGCTTTGGCTGCTCGTTGTGCTCGGGATCGCGCTGTGTGGCCATCCCTGGACCGGCGCCTGGTTCGCCCTGCCTTGGCTAGTTCATCGGCGCTGGGAGATTACTCTCGACAGAGAAAGGCCTGTTCGATGAAGCCGCCGTGTGCTAAACATTTTGAATGGACGTTTTCCAGTCGAGTGCGCGAGCGGAAGTGCTCGAACTGCCCAGTGAGCACGACTGGCTATCTGACGCTCAGCAGCGGAGTGCGTAAGCCGTTGTGTTCTGCCTGTTTTCTCGTTTCTGCGAAGACTGCGGCTCTGGATGTGGGCCGCAGTTCTAAAATCACAACCGGAGTCCACCAAATGAAAAACCCTATCTATCGCCAGGGAGACGTCCTGATTCGGCGCATCAAGAGCCTGCCGACGCAAAAGGCTCAAACGCGGCTGACCGGGATCCTTGCCTATGGTGAAGTCACCGGGCATGCCCATCGCCTCGAAGACCTGGCGCGTGCCGAAGTCCTCGAAGTTGGCAAAGGATTATTCCTTCGCGTGGGCGCTGAAGGAGTCCGCATCGTCCATGAAGAGCACGCTCCAGTGAGCCTGCCGGCTGGAGATTACGAAATCGAAATTCAGCGCGAGTACACGCCGGCGGAGATCCGCAATGTCGCTGACTGAGGTCACGCTCCTCGATCAGTTCACCGAGGCCTGCAATTATCCAGGGATCATCGACCCGGACGGAGTGGAGCGGGCACTGCGAAAATATGTTTCAGCGCTCGGCGTAGATCGCAAGATCGAACAGCTTAAAGAGGGATGGAGCATCTACGATCACCCCTCGCTTTTGAAAACCATATCGGAGATCGTTGATCGTGTCGCACGCGCCGCACTCGACGCACTCGACGCACGCGCCGCACGCGACGCACTCGACGCACTCGACGCACGCGACGCACTCGACGCACGCGCCGCACGCGACGCACTCGACGCACTCGCCCCACGCGCCGCACGCGCCGCACGCGACGCACTCGCCGCACTCGCCGCACGCGACGCACTCGCCGCACTCGACGCACGCGACGCACGCGACGCACGCGACGCACTCGACGCACGCGCCGCACTCGCCGCACTCGACGCACTCGACGCACGCGACGCACGCGCCGCACTCGACGCACTCGACGCACTCGACGCACGCGACGCACGCGAAATAAATTCGCGAATCGCCTCCGCTTCGCTGCAGCGATTCGCGTCCTGGTGCATACAGTGCGGCGGGTGGTATTCGTGGAGCTTCGAACTTTCCTGGGTGGCGACAACGTTCCTCGGAGCGCTCCAACTCAAGCTGCCAGCGGTGCAGGCCTGGGCCAAGCCGATTTTTGAAGCGTTTCTGTCTGGCGGATGGCTTCTCTACTGGACGGAGGACACCCTGTACTGGGCCGCGAAGCCAGAGGTTCATAGAGAACCGTCGAGTCAGGGCGGACGTCGACTTCACAACGATTCCGGGCCGGCGATCCGCTCCGACGTGGAAAACCTCTATTACTGGCATGGCGTGATGGTGCCAGCGTTCGCTGTGACCAGGCCCGACTGGATCACGCTTCAGCACATTTCCGAAGAAGAAAATGCGGAGCTGCGAAGGATCTTCATCGAGCGCTACGGCCCCAGCCGCTACCTGGTCGACAGCGGCGCTCGGAAAGTGGCGGAGGATGAATTCGGAGAGCTTTATCGCGCAGAGATCCCCGGCGACGAACCGCTAGTGATGGTGAAGGTTCTCAACTCAACTCCGGAGCCCGATGGAACTCAGAAGCCTTATTTCCTGCGCGTTCATCCCGAGCTGCGTCTTCTCCTGAAAGATAGCCTTGGAGACCCGCAGCCGGCCAGCCCCCTCAATGCGATCGCTTCGACGTTCGGCATGACGGGCCAACAATACCTGCGCTCGCTCGTTGCCCAGACTTAGAGGCGTCCGCTGAGCGGTCCCGGCACCTTCGTAATGTGCACTTTTCTTCCCGAAACCGAATAATCCTGTTGCGGGCTGCGCAGGTACCCTCCAAAGCCCGATCGCATCGCGCTGCGTCACAGCGTGTCCCTAAACCTTCGTGTGTCTCAAAACACTGGCGTTATAGCTTTCTACGAATCTCCCGCGTCTCGGCCCACGACCTTCATCCCCCGTGATGACGCCGACTTTCTCGTCCAGCGCTTAGTCGCTGAGCGGGTGAGCCGGCGCGTCATTCGTCTGCTTGCTCCGGACTCAGTCTTCTCCGCCGCAAAGTCCTTCCCGCAACCAAACCCCACTGAAGAAATAAATCTGGACATGCCGCCGGAGCTTCCTGGGCTGCTCTTCGTGCTGCCACGCGAAAAAGCCGTCACGTGGCTGCTGGTGCGCGAGAGAGCGGCGATTGCGCTGGCGGCGGAATACCGGTGGGCATGAGTGCGGTCGAGCACGCTGGCCGAGATCTCCGCGGCCGTCGAAGTGGCGCTGATTCGCAATTCGCCTGGCGGCCGCGATCTATCGGACGAGCTCGTACTGCTGCTCGTTCTGTTGGTTTTCGACGGTTACATGTTGTTTCCGACCGCTGAGGAAAGGAAAGCTCGCGAACCTGTCGAGCCTTCGCTTCCGTGCCCAACGGCAAGCCGGGCAGTCGCGAGCGGGATCGAATCCGGCGCCGGCCGGCTGATCGCAGCGATGGGCAAAAGGTCCGAGCATATGTAGTGCCAGAATGCCTCAATTCACGCTGGCTTCAGAGTTACAGACGTGCACCGACTTCCGAGTGAAATGAAGAGCGACGAGTACTACGTGGAACGCGAAGACGTCCGCTACGACTACCGGCACCGCACCCACGAGCAACTGGTGCACGACGTCAACGTGGCGCACGACTTCACGCGCAAACTTGTGCGCGAGAAGGACCTCCTCAGCGATCATCTGCGCCTGGCTCGGATCGAGATCAAGGTGTTGACGGCCGTCGCCACGATCGAGACGGCCGCGATCGGAATTCTGATCAAGGTTGTCCTGGCGTTTGTCCTGGCGCACGTGGCGGTGAAGTGATGCCTCAGCGCGCGCCGCGGGCGATCCCACAAGGCGGATCCCGGCACTCCGATCGCGATCGACTTCGAGAACGCCGCGCGACTGGACTCGGCCGACTCTACGACTCGGCACAATGGCGAAAGCGAACAGTGCGGCGCGTCCTAGCGCGCGATCCGCTTTGCAAGATCGCAAAGCTCTGCGACGGCCGCGGGCCCAGCACAGATGTCGATCACATCGTTTCCGCAGAGCTTTACGTCGCCCAGCATGGCGGAGATGAACGATTCTTTTTCGACGAGCCCAACCTCCAGGGGGCCTGCCATGCTGATCACACCGCGAAGACGTCCCGAGAGCGCGATGCCGGCAGGGGGTAGGGAGGTCGGATCTCAAATCGCGAAGCGCCGGCGACCGGTTTGCAACTCCACACACACCGCCGCAGCAAAAGATTTTTCGATGAAAAATGGGTGGTAAAGGATCTGGCGGTCGAAATCGAAAGCCCACGGCGCTGAAGACGGTCCGTGGCAATCCCGGAAAGCGGAAGATCAACAAGCGCGAGCCGAAGCCGCTGATCGGCGCGCCCGCAATGCCAGAGCATCTCTCGAAACTGGCAAAGCATGCCTGGCGCCGCCTGGTTCCGATCCTGCTCTCGATGAAAGTTCTGACGATCGCAGACGGCGACGCGCTCGCCGGCTATTGCACCTCGATCGAGCAATGGATCCTCGCCAGCGCCGCGATCAGTAAGTACGGGATCCTGATCGCCGAGCTCGACGCGTTCACCGGCCCCGGCAGCGTAAAGCCCAATCCCGCGGTCCGCGTGCGATCCGACGCACTCCGCCACATGCGCAGCTTTGAAAACGAATTCGGCCTCACTCCGGCCTCGCGCTCCAAACTACAAATTCATGCCGACAGCGACACGCCCGACGCGTTCGAAGATTTCCTCGACGACGAACCGACGCAGCCAGCCCGCAAGCCGAACTAAACGCGTGCACTCCACGCGTGAGGTTCCAGCCTGGGACCGCTACGTCCAGGGAGTGCTCGCCGGCGACATTCCGGCCAACGCATTGATCAAGCGCGCCTGCCAGCGCCATCTCACCGATCTCGAACTGGGACCGGCCCGCGGGATCTACTTCGACGTCGACGCGGCCGCGCGCAGCAATAAGTTCTTCAGCTTCCTGCATCACTCGAAGGGCGAGTGGGCAAACCAGCCCTTCGACCTGGAGCCCTGGCAGTCCTTCATCGATGCCATGCTTTTCGGCTGGAAGCGCTCCGGAGGCGCGCGCCGCTTCCGCCAGGGCTACATCGCGGTCCCGCGCAAAAATGGCAAAACGACGCTGCTCTCGGGCGAAGGCCTGAAGCTCCTCGTCGCCGACAAAGAACCGGGCGCTGAGGTCTATACCATCGCGTCGACCAGAGACCAGGCGAAGCTGATCTTCGACGAAGCCGTGCAGATGCGCAACGCCTCGGCGCCTCTCACTCAGCGTGTTGGCCTGGTCAAGAACAATCTCCACGTGCTGAGCAGCAATTCCCGCTTCATGCCGCTCTCGGCCGACGATGAGACTCACCACGGCCTCAACGCTTCCGCGGGCCTCGCCGACGAGCTCCACGTCCATCCCAGCCGTGACCTGTGGGACGTCATCGCGACTTCGCAGGCCGCGCGGCGCCAGCCGCTGATGCTCGGCATCACCACGCACGGCTGGGACCGCAACTCCTTCTGCTACTCCCAATACGAGTACGCCAGGAAGATCCTCGAGGGGATCCTGCAGGACGACACTTTCTTCGCCTTCGTCGCCATGCTCGACGACGGCGCCGACTGGGAAGACGAGCGTGAGTGGGCGAAGTGCAATCCGAATTTTGCTAAGTCGGTGAAGGTCGAATATCTGCGCGAGCAGGCGCAGCGTGCGAAGAACGATCCAACCGCGCTGAACGCTTTCCTGCGTCTTCACCTGAACGTCTGGACCCAGCAGGATGAGCGCGCGATTCTTCCCCACAAGTGGGCAGAGTGCAGCGGCGCCGCGGCTGATGCCGTCGAAACCCGCGCCCGCTGGATGCAAGAGCTGAAGGGAAAGACCTGCTTCGGCGCGCTCGATCTCTCCAGCAAGCTCGATCTCTCAGCCGACGTGTTGTTTTTTCCGAAGCAGGCCGGCCTTCCGAAGGCGCGAGTGCTGCCGTTTTTCTTTGTCCCTGACGCGGCGATGGTCGAGCGCTCGAAACGCGATCGCGTTCCCTACGACCTTTGGGTGCGACTTGGTTTCATGGTCGCAACTCCTGGCAACGTGATCGACTACGACTTCATTCGTGCCGAGCATTGCAAGCTGGCGCGGGAATTCCGGATCCAGAAAACTGCCTTTGATCCCTGGAACGCTACGCAGATCGTAACGCAGCTGCAGGGGGACGGCCTCGCGATGATCGAGCACCAGCAGGGCTACCGGTCGATGACTGATCCGACGAAGGAACTGCTGAAAATGATCGCCGCGGCCGAGTTCGAGCACGGCAATAACCCCGTGCTCACCTGGATGGCCGACAACCTGGTCATGTCGCAGGATCCCGCGGGCAATCTAAAGCCCGACAAGTCCCGAGCTCGCGAGCGCATCGATGGCATGGTCGCGATGATCATGGCGATCGCCTGCGCCACCGCGAACCCGATCGTTGAACGCAACCGCCCGATGGTCACAGTCTTATGAGCCAGCTCGCCGAAGTGCCACAGCGGCCGTCGAAGCCGGAAGAGATCCTCGCCGCGCGCCGGCGGCATGAAACGAAGTCTGACGGGCTCTACGTCGCAGGCGCGGTTCTCGTTGTTCTCGGTATCGCAACCATGCGCGGAGGCGGTATTGCCCTCGCCGCGATCGCCGCGGGCGTGTTCTGTTTGGTCCTTCCGCTCACCGAGATCCTGATGAGCTTCATCCGCGGCATGCGATCGTCCGCAGCCAAGAGTCGATAAAAACAAGATGGGCCTACTCTCTGAGTTCCGCACGTCGCTCGAAAATCCACAGACGCCGCTGTCCTACCCGGCCGAGTGGCTGCTCGATATTTTCAACGGCGGCCGCACCGACTCGGGAATGCGCGTCTCCGAGCTCACGGCGCTCCAGGTCACAACCGTCTGGGTCTGCTGCGAAATTAAGGGGGGCGCCCTCGGCGCGCTCGACCTGAAGATCTTCGAGAAGATCATCAATGCCGACGGCCGGCTGCAGCGGCGCATCGCGCATGAGCACGATTTCTGGGAACTGCTGGCCGACGAGCCGAATCCCGAGATGTCGAGCTTCTCGTTTCGAAAGACACTGCAAGTCCACCGCATGCTCTGGGGATATTGCGGCGCCGAGATCCAACGCGACGGCGCCAACCGTCCAGTCGCTTTCTGGCCACGCAATCCCGCGCGGTTCAAGCCGCGCCGCGCAGATAAGAATTTTCTCATCGGCGACGAATTGGTCCGCGCCGGCGAGCTGTTCTACGCCACAACCGAAGGCGTCGAGACCATGTCGCTCGATCCGGAGAATCCGATCACCGACGGCTATACCAGCGAGCGCGCGATCTCAGCCGCGGACATGATCTACATTCCGGGCCTATCGCTCGACGGCCGCGTCGGGCAAAACGTCATCCAGATGGGGCGTCAGGCTGTCGGTTTGGCGCTGGCCACCGAGAAGTTCGGCAGCAAGTTCTTCGGTAACGGGGCGCACGGTCAAGGCATTTTCAAATTTCCGACCATGCTCTCGCCCGAGGACTTCGAGCGCACTCGTCGATCGCTCCAGGAAGCTTATGGCGGCGAGAACGTCATGCGGCCGATCATGCTTGAGGCCGGCGCGGACTACGTCGCGTCGTCAGTCGATCCCGACAAGGCGCAGGCGATCCAGACTCGCGAACATCAAATCGCTGAGGTTTGCCGCCTCTTCAACGTACCTCCGCACATGGCGGGAGTCGAAGCGAAGCAGGCGCGCGCCAACACCGAGCAGATCGGCCAGGAGTTCGTCACCTTTTCTCTGGCAGCCGATCTGAAGGCCTGGGAGCAAGAGTTTAAGCGCAAGCTCTTCCCTTCCCCGACTGTGGGGCGCAACGCCGGCCGGAAGTTCGGCGTGTTCTTCGACACCTGGCCGCTCACCATGCCGGCGGCGAACGACCTGCGGCAATTCCTCGCCTCAATGATCCAGTTTGGCGTGTTCGAGCCGAACGATGCGCGCGAGCGGCTGCGCATGAATCCCTTGGAGGGCGAGGGTTCCGACTCGACCTGGATGCCGATCAACATGGCGCCCTCTGACAAGGCCTACGAGAATCCCGCGCTTCCTTCTGCAGAACCTGACGGCGACGAGGGCAGCGGCGACGACGGAAAGAAAAAAAAGCAGCCAAAGAAGGCGAAGGGCGTCGGCGGCGTGCAGCAGGCCTATTCCCGCCTATTCCGGGACGCTTTCGGCCGAATTTGCGCGCGATCGGAGTGCGATTTGCTGACATTTCAGCGCGCTTTTCTCCCAGTTCTTTTAAGTCTTGGCGAGGTTCTGGAGCCACTCGCGGCCGCTCATCTGCACGCCGATCCTGATCCTGACGGATTGGAGCGCTCCAGTTTCCTCGCCGAGTATCTGAAGACCATGCACCACCGCTACCGCAGCGGCTCCTGGAGCCACGCGAACGGTGGCGCCGCGGAGATCTGCGATCGCGAACTTAATCGCGCGGCCAAAGCTCTCTCGATCGAGATCTATCGCCAGGCTGCGACTCGCGCCGCCATGGCAGCAACTGAAATTCCCGAGGAGGTTCAGTCATGAGAGAACGTCGCATCGTGAAGGACACGCAAGTGCGCTTCCGCGCCAAGGGCGCCGGCGACAAAGGCAGCCACATCGAAGGCCACGCCGCGGTATTCGACCAGCAGTATGTGCTTTGGGACGGCGGCAACTATCGCGTGGTGGAGATCGTGAAGCCTGGCACATTTACCCGCGCGCTTAAAGAGAAGCAGGATGTCCGCTGCCTGTTCAACCACGAGCCCGACAATCTTCTCGGCCGCACCTCTGCCGGCACACTCGCTCTCGACCAGGACACCGTTGGCTTGAGCTACGACTGCGAGCTCCCTGATACGCAGATGGGCCGCGACGTGGGCACTCTGGTCGAGCGCAAAGATATTACAGGCTGCAGCTTCGGCTTCACCGTGACCAAGCAGACGACGCGCGAGAAAAAGAAAGATGGCATCACAATCTACACGCGCGAGATCGAGGACGTCGACCTCTTCGACGCGAGCCCGGTTACTTTCCCTGCCTACGATGGCACGGACGTGAAAGCGCGATCGCGCGAGTCGCAGCATGAGCTGCGCTCCGCCGCGCTCTCGCTCGCAGGCCTGCCCGCAGAGGTCCGCGCGCGGATCGAACGCGAAGACGGCGCCGAAGAGCAGGAATGCCGTTGCGCCTGTCGCGCCTGCATGTCCGCGGAGTGCGACGAATGCGATATGAACATGGCCCGCTGCGGAGATCAGCGGCGCTGCGCCCACATGGCCCGCTCGCTCTCCCGTGGCGATACTCCCACAAAGCGCGTCGACAGCGAGGATCTCATTTCGGGCTGCTTTATCTACGTCGGCGACGCTGAGAAGCCGGAGACCTGGTCTCTCCCCTGGAAGTTCAAATCGGAGGAGAAGATCAAGTCTCACCTGCGCAACGCGCTCGCGCGTTTCGATCAGACCCAGAAAATCCCGGCAGACAAAAAGCCCGCGGCCTGGAAGAAACTCGTCCGGCTTTGCAAAAAGTACGGCATCACGGTTTCGGACGAAGAGGCGAAGAGCCTCGGCCTCAGCGCCGAGCAGCGTAAGGATCTGCGCGGCGATTCCGGCCCTGGCAGCAACACTCAGTGTCAGTGCAGCTGCAACGAGTGCCAGACGGGCGATTGCGAGAACTGCTCGAATCCCGATTACGACGGCGATCACGACGGCATCGAGGAGCCCGACGGCGATCGCGCCGCGGCGCTCGATGAGATCGATGCGCGCCTGCGTCTCGCGGGCATGAAGCCCGTCGCCTAATCAAGTTTTGCAAGATCAAAGCCTTCATCCACGCCGGAAGCGGCCGGGCGTAATCGCCCAGGTGGACGCGGGATCATGGAGAAACCCA